CCCTGCTTAGTGTCATACTAAGACAGGGCACTATACGCTAAGAATACCTTTAAAGAGGTACGCGACCAGAGGCTTGAAAGTCCAGCTTCTTGGTAACTTTCTCGTTCTGCCCTGACTGTGACCTACTCATTTTAAATTGCATATCAAAATATGCCCATGAGCGTACCGTACCGTCGCCGTACTCTTCTGTTAACACCATAGAGTAATCTGAAATACCCACACCAGCTAAATTGTTGGTGATAAGGGCATCAATCATATCATCTACCGCGCCGCTTTTTACTTCTACGTCTACTGATCCCGACCAGCCATCAATAGTCTGATCACCTTCTCCCAGGGCTTCCCCTACGTAGAAAGCTCTTGAAAAAGACGAGTCCTGATTTACGTCAGCCTTAGTAATAAAAAGAACATCTAGGGGCTTGCCGTTCTCGAAAAAACTAAGCTTGCCATGATGCCCGCGAATACTTGGGTTAGCCATTATATAAACCTTTCTTAAGCTTCGGTTACTACTACGCTCTCGCCAATTTCAGCCTGCAATACAATAAAACGCATTGAAGACCAAATACGCTGCCGCCAAAGAATCTTAAAGAAACCCGCTGCAATGTCGGCATCTGTGTTAAGTGATTCGGTATCTACAAGCTTAGCTGCGCCACCATTAACCTCGGTATCCCCTGGTAGGATCCCCAAGCGCTCTTGGCTGCCGATAAACTCGTAGAAAGCTCCCGCTACTTCTTGGCGGTTTTGCTTGCTGTTGACGTTGTTCTGGTAGTTCTTTAGGAAGCGGGCTGCCGAGTTAGTCAAATAATCAGCCATGCGCCTACGGAAGATCATAACTTTAGAACTGTTTAGGATCTGAGTTACGATACCGGATTTAAGCTTGAAGCCTACGTCTTTGTCGTTCTCCCAAGCCGCAATTCCTGCATCTTTAAGCGTAATGTAATCAGCCCTGGTAAGCTGTGCTTCAAGTGCTTCTACGCCTGTACTAAATCCTGCATTACCAGCGAAAGCTGGGTCTAAGTGTGGTGATGTTTGCGAAAGTACAGAGGCTACTTGTGCCGCCGCTGGTAAAAATTCGGCAGCGCCCGCAAAGCTGTATTGTAGGTATGGGTATGTGTAGATGATACGTCCGTCAGTGTCTCTGTAGTTGCCTACGTCTGTTACCGCTGCCGCTACCGTCTGACTAGCAGGACCAGCAAGAACCACCATACGATCTTGTGTGTCGCCTGCATGTGTTTCTAGGTATCCGTTTCTTATTGAATTGTAAGAGTCAAGGAAAACAAAGTTTGCTTCACCTTCCGAAGATGCTGCCAATAAGGCTGTTTCATAATCGGTGTCTGCTACGGTACCGTCTGCACCTGTTGCAAGGTTAGTTGGTCCCGCCGCCGCTGGCTCGCCTGATCCTGCATCGTCTACCACTACGTCTACAAGTCTGGATCCTGCGAAAGTAGATGCTGTAATATCACCAATGGCAGAAACGTAAGTTTCCGCTGGAATAGTCGCGTTTGCGTTGGTGTCGGCGATAGTGTACTTAGTTCCACCAGTTACCGCTTCTGTGGTTACAGTAATGTTATTACCGTAGGCGCCTGTGTACTTGGCCGTAAAGGTTACCTTGGTATCTACCTGCAAAGTAGCTTTTACAGCCGCCGCCGCTGTTACTCGAACAATCTTAAGGCGTCCCCAGCGTTTGTTGATCGCTGCTTTTCTTCCAGAGGTAAGTCCCAAGCCGTAAAGCTGGTTAAAGTTACCTGTGCTACCTGGCTCTTGTACGCTAGCACCTGGCCCGCGCTCAAATTGACCAACCAACAAAGCTACATTTGAAGAAACGCCTCTAATATTTGGCGGTGGTGCGGTTTCATCAATAACAATTCCATCAACATCATCGAAAGTAGTGGGATCGTTTGAGCGATAAATTGCCATGCTATAAACCTCTAAATTAAGTGATTACTATATCGGTTTCTGCGTCAAGAGTAACATCTGGAAGCTGAGTAATGATAGGCTGCGAAGCCTCTCTTATCGCCATACAGTTTCCCTCTATATCGACCACAGCCCGCCAATCTTTAGTCATGCTTCGATCATTAGTCATATCTGGAGCGTATCTGGTTATCTGATAAGAGCATACTATATTGTAGTAGTTCTCTAAAACCAATTTTAACCCAGGCCTTGGAAAATCTCTATTAAACACAGAGTAGAATTTTTGGTAAAGGTCTTCTCTTTCTTCCTTGGATCTCTCGAATATATCTAACTGCATACTAAAGTCATACGAACCTGTCACATACTGCACCAGGGCTTTGTTGGTCGCCACTGGCCCTATCTTGTGGACATAAGGCCATATATTTGTATGCGCCATAGTCTTAATAGTCATTGATATTGTTGGGTATTTTAGAGGCATGTTGGCTTCTGGGAATCCGTTCATAGTACGAAGTCCCTTAATCGCTTGTTCAAGATGGGCGCCCAAGGCGTTGCCTATCTCTTCCGTTACGCTCTCAACCTTTACCACCAAATGTAACTTCCTCTTTTATGTTCTGCATGATCTTGGGAAGAGTCTTTTCCAAGATATGCCTTGGCTGCATACCCTGCGCCGCTATCTTGTTCTGAGTACCCCTGGCTAGCGCCCAAACCTCTGGGCTGTAATCAGGGGGCTGGCTCCTATCGCGAAGTACCCGCTTTGCCCAAGCCAGTAATGGCCCGATAGGGGGAGTAAAAGGCCTTGCCCCTTGCTCAATGATCCCAGCGTAAGGAGCGTAGTTACCTAGTATTACGCTTTTCTCTTCTACCGTAAAATCCCAGCTTGCGGCGTAGAGCCCAGTATCCACAGGGCTGGCTTGGACTAAATCAGGTATGGACTTAGCTACGCCTGACACAACACCAAACATTACTTCCTCTGGAAAATCTTCCTTAAGCTTTTTAAGCTCTTTGGCAAGTCCCCCAAGGGATACCCTAATTGCCACTCTTAGCCGCGCTAGCTTTCTTCAAAGCCTCTGCCATAGCCCCGTTAGACTTTACGCCATTGGTGCTATTGCCTTTCTTGCTAACGTCACCCACATCTAAACTCTGGTTCATCTTCTTTGATTTGTCGCTGTGTCCCATCATCTTACTTTCCTTTATTTTTATAGCGTTTAGCTAATAGCTGCCCGTAATGTTTATTAAACTTTTTGTTGCTTAGTACCTTCTGTGGTCCCGCTTGCACCGAAGCCACACCGAAATAGGCTGCCCCTCCTAGAGCCCCTAATTTTCCTAGCATACCTACTCTGTTGGATACTGCCCCTGCGATTACTCCAATAGCCCCGCCAAGTACGCCGCCTACTCCAGCAGAGAATAACACCCGCTTAGTATGGGATCCGCTGGACTCTTTTTTCCCATGTTTTTTGTAGATTTTACGTATATCTCTATATTGCTGCTGCTTTTGTTTTTTAGGTATTTGGCTATAAGACTTATAGTTACTTCTCTTATGCCGTAAGTCTGCGCCCCCATCCCCTCGTATTGGTACGATCCTGCCCCTAACACGAATGAAGCGCACTTTTCCTTTGTCTTCCATTTACTTGCTCCTGATAGGTACTACTCTACCGCGAATACGAACAAAGCGCACATCGCCCCTGTTCTGGGGTTTAGGTGCCGCCGCTCTGCTAAAATCTCTTTTTATGGCTCTGGTAAGCGTTATAGCACCAAAACCTAATAACCCTAAGCCCAAACCTACCTTGCCCAAGCCCTTCGCAAACTGTAGGGGCTTGGCTGCCGCTGTGTTGGCTAGCCTTCTAGCGAATAGTCCCAGCGCTATCTTCTTTGGTAGATTGCCTGCTATGCGCCGCTTGCTTATAAACCTGGTAGCTTTTCTAGCGTCTAGGTTTTTTGCCATAGACTTTCGCTGGTATTTTAGAACTGGGTTATTTAGCTGGCCCATAGACCTATGGGCATCTTTTACCTTATCCATTATTAGTTTGTTTTCTGGGTCGGGTAAAAAGCTATTTTTAAGTACGTTGGAGGGTATCTTAAAGCGTAAGGTACTGCCCTTTTTACCTACAAGTCCTGTTTTAACCTTGCCCAGCACATCGGTAATATCTACCGCTCTACCTGTAGTAGATACCTTCTGAGCAAATCTTGAAGACTCTACCGCTGATTTTCTTTTGGTAGTTACGAAAGCAAGCCCTTTATTTCTTTCAGCTACGTCCCCGATATCAGTTACGCCGCTCCAAACCTTACCGCCAAACTTACCTTGTAGGCCTGTCTTGCGTATGCTCTTGGCTGCTTCTTTAGAAGTCCCAGTATAGACATTTACAATGTCCTGAGCATTGGCCGAACCGGATACAAATACCTTATTGCCCACATAGGCTGAGCCACCGCCTATAGCTATATTTTTGATAGTCGAGTCTTTTTTCTTCTTACTCAAACGCGCCCTCTACGACATCTCTCTTAACATCTGGAGCAAGGCCAATACCTATAACGGACAAGGCTGCACCAATAGCCGCTGTTTTTATACCCAGGCCTTTTATTAGCTTTATGCGTCTAAGTTGCTTGGCTTCTCTAATTAAAAAAGTACCCGCATTACGCTGGTTACTTAAAATCATCTTTGGGAGTTTAGATCTACGTCCTATGAACTTACCCAATGCCCTTGTGTACTTGTTCCCGCTAGCCGTCATAATGCCAAAGGCTGCACCTAGACCTACCGCCGCCACCGAAGCAACATCGCCCGCGCCTTCAATAGCTTGGCCTACTTTTCTACGTCTTTGGCTAAACTGGTGAGAGTTAAACTTGCTGCGCTTAATGGGTACAATGCGCCCACCTATCCTACGAAAAACTACGTCTTGTTTTCTATCTCCTGGCATCAATAACCCTTCTTACCTGTACGTCCCAGTATAGTGCTTCCTCTGTTACGTGGATAACATTAAACAAAGCATCGCCTATCTTGTACATCATCTCGACATTAGCGGGACAATCTTTAACCCTGGTGTCTACGTCTGATTCCAGGGGGAAATACTTTTTTAAAATCTTCTGTATGATCCTGTCGCCCTGCTTCACAGAACCACCAGGGTTAAGCATGACGCTAAAATCATGCTTTTTAACTATGGGGGTAGGCTTTATAGACTTATCCTTGTCCTTAAACTTCCCGTCCCCAATGGTCCTACCCGACCATGTACGAGTAACAAGACAAACCTTTTGAAAGGCAAGCCCCATATCTTCCCTTGTCTGTAGCGCCGCTTCTAGTGCTTCGGCAGCACAACCAAGGATCTCTTCTCCATTACACGTACTCATACGCAAACATCGCCCATGTTCATACCGCCAATCTTGGGTATGTCGATGAACCTAGCTAGCTCCTGAATACACCTAGTACGTTCACGCTTAAGGGATCTAATCTCCCCTTCCGCATTAAACTTTATGCCGTCTACTTCCAGGGTACTTACTCTGCACTGGGCAGCTTCTAGCTTCTTGTCCAGACTTTCAATTTTCATCAATAGCGCTTTGACGCGCTTTTCTGACTCAATATTGAAATTATCTAAACGATCGGCAAAGATACGGCTATACGAAGTAGATCCTGGGTAAAGGATCCTAGCTGGGTATCCCAAGTAGAATACTATGCAATCTTTCTGTACGTCTGAAAGAGCCATTATTTACCTTTTCCCTTTTTGGGCTTTTCGGTTACTACTTCTACCTTGGAATCTGTGTATACTTTTTCAGAATCTACCTTTTTTACTGGTGCCGATCCCCGCATAGTAGCAATAGTAAGCTCCATTGACTCGATCTTATCCTCGCACCGTCGCGCCCAATCTTTATCCTGGGTCTTCTTAGCTCTTACTAAATCATCATTGTAGCGCTTAAGGCGAGAATCACATTCTGCCATTTGAACCTTTGGATCTTGGCGCCGTCTTTTTAACATCATTCCCATTTCGTACCTCAAAGTAAGGGGGGCACAAGTCCCCCCAATCTTAATTAGAGAATCGGATAGATACCGCGAGCAATCTTACGATCGTCTGCTGAGATCTTCTGATCAAATTGCTTTACGCCGTACCACATAGTAGCAGACCAAACCCACTCACGCGCCAAGATATCTCTATCTTGCTCTGGGTTCATGTCTTGCTTCCAAGCGATACCGTAAGGATTAGCCTTGCAGATATACGTACTGAAAGCAGCCTTGCCACCAATAGCCGTTTCGGAAGTAACCTGGTCAGATACGATAACCGCCATACCTAACAAACGTCCTTCAAACCCAGGTACTCTCCACATAGGATCGTTGGAATCAGCCTTCAAAAAGCCTGTAGTAGTGTCGTTAAGCAAAGACAACAAGTGCTGGCTGTGCATGTAAACTGCTACCGCTTCATTGTGCAAATCACCAAAGGTAGAGATACGCAAAGAGTTAAGGCGAGATACTGTTAAAACTTCTGGGGCTGTTGTTGCGGTAAAGTCTGCCGCTACT